ACAGATGCTACGTACAAAGAACCCATATTAACGACGTCTTGCACATACGCTAATTCCATTGCATCCACGTAATTAAAGAATGGGAGAATCATTTCTCCACCTTCTCCTGTACATGGATCCATCAGAATATTCGGCTGTTGGGACCATTGCATAATATCGACTACACGATTAGCATTGTTGCTCACAGGTGTTGTGTATTCATTTGTTAGTGGTCTATAGTACGCCATCAATCTGCCATAATGAAATGCAGATCCATTAATAACAAATTTGACATGAAGATTGCCTCTAAGATGCCGGAATCCTCTTATCTTCTCTAACACGGATGGTATTGTTAAGTACAACCACCACGGATAAAATCTGAGATTTACGTCACCATTCAAAGGCCACCTAAATGTACCAATACGCACAGGCCGTTTCAAAAACTCAGCTAATGACAAATTGTCTACACTAGCGGACGCAGTCAAATCAAGAGAGGAGCTCATATCCAGCACATTACCTCCTGAGTCGATAAAATTCGTTAGTCCACTTTCTGGTTGAAGCCCGGTTACGCACCGGGTCGCGCGAGTACTACTAACCGTACTTGGTTCTACATAATTCATGTTTGTAAGATCATTTGCGTCCGCCCTGCGTCCGGTCTCTAAAGACGCAGGGCCGCTACTCGTTTCTGACCAATCATTCGTCAATCTCCATTTCGAGCGGTTAGGAGATTCGTAAATCAGATTGGACTCTGCGAATAAATATTCACAGGAGCGTGTTGTAATATCCCCATCGGACACTACATATGTACCTTGTGCATAATTTCTAGCATGGAACTTCTCGAATAACAACGTCAGCGCTTGAACTGTTGCTACGGACTCGTGAGGTACATACTTTCCATTACCAATAGGTATCTGTTTTGTCAATTCAATGACATCACTTATTCCTTCTTCCAACTCTAAATAACGCTCTCGCAAGAACGTAGCTAGATTCTGCTCCAACACATCATCTGTGTGAGCATCGTGCGCGTTGGCTATCGCACGATAGTTTGAAAACATCTTGGCCAAACTAGAAAACTCCAAAACACCCACCCATCTGTTTAAAAGTCTATGTCTCCTAAAAGAACGTTTTAAGAAGCTAACGTCTTCTATGGTATCATAGCCCTTGCCAGATAGATCAGTCGATTTGTGCGCATCTGTCCAGACGATACGTGATTCCGCAAACACAGACTGGATATTCTGATAGTTAAAAGCTGGTATATCATCAGAAACACTACACAAACAATCATCACCGTAAGTCGTCAATACAACATGGTCTGTAAAATTAAACTTAGGATACAGATTGTAAAATACATAACGGTGCAATAACTGATTGGCGATACAATTGATAATTACAGTCAATGGGTTCCCGGATGGATTACTCCCAGCGACTTGTATATAACTACCGTCGTAATCATACGTTGGAAATGCGATCTCCGCCGCTATACTGCGCATGGCTGTTCTGTCTGTCTTGGTGTAACCGGCCATCTTAGCTATCGCAATCATTATTTCCAGAGATTGTTGAATCAAAATAGGATTCATTGTTTTGTCATAGTTTTTGTAATCACCGGCTAAGAACTTCGGGAATCGTAATAAATGGGAAGCTAGCTGATCCCAGTCGGGTCCAAATGTGTTCATACCCACTGCAAGTTCGCAAGACAACCACCTGTTGTACATAAATCTAATTATTGGACTGTAGTATCTACGTGTTACACACATAAATGCTAAATCACAACCACCGAAAATACGCATCTTGCCTTTGCCTTTCTTGAGGGGTTCATCTTTAATACACGCCTTGAAGATTGTATTCACTCTCTCACCTCTCCTCAACTTCGTGTCTAACGATTCTACTTCCTCCCAAATCTCGTCATTTAATGTGAAGTTATGAGAGACATACTCCGACGACTCCAACAACCTACAATAGTTAATCTTCGGGCCGGGTAAGTGAGGACCACCGGATGTTTTCATATCGATGCGTGTAAGGCCATTCAGACCGTCCCGGTTATTCACAATCATCTGCTTTGAATAAGGAAGTGTATCTTCTCTCAATAATTCAGGAGCTTCAAACCACGCGGCTGTGTAGGTACAAAGTAAATTACCATATGCTTGAGAAAATGGAATAGGCCTAAAACAACCTTTTACTTCCGAGATGGCGGTTAAGTCTTTCTTCCATATATCTCCAATAGTAATCCCTTCTTCTCGCATAAATGTAGTGGTAGGAGGGTAATGAACTTGCACA